AGAAGATGTATATGACCTAATTGATTATTTTTATAAGAAACCTGTTGATGCTTACTTCGTTGCTTCCCCAGAAAGAGGATTATTGAAGCGAGCACCTAGTAAGGCAGAGGCAGAACAAGTTGCTGACCAGATACCTAATGCTATTGTTATCTCTAAGAAAGAGAATGAGATTAGGCATGTGCAGGTTATCGGTAATGTTGTGTTCTTTGATGATGTTGCGTGGAGTTATCCATCTTGGCGAGATTACCCGATAATTCCTTACTTTGCCGAGCTAATCACCGAAGATTTAACTAATAAATCACTAACTATTCAAGGTATTGTTCGTGGTATTCGTGACCTTAATTTAGAGTTTAATAAGCGTAGAACGCAAGAGTTGGTTCATTTGAACTCCTCTACAAACTCTGGTTGGAAAGTTCCCAAGGGTTCTATTGAACCTGACGATTTGGCAAGATTGAAAAGCCAAGGTTCTTCACCAGGGTTCGTGTTTGAATATAAACCTGCTACTGGTGAACCAGAAAAACTGTTCCCTACCCCGTTATCACAAGGTCATAAGCAGTTGGCAGAAGAGAACGTCCAAGACCTTAAAGAAGCTTCTGGAGTTAACCCAGACCTTCTAGCTAATGCTTCGCAGTCACAGTCAGGAAGAGCTATCCTACTAAAGCAGAGGCAGGGGTTGGTCATGATACAGGAGCTTCTTGACAACTTCAGCGATACTAAGAAGATAATGGGCAAGTTTATCCTTAGCCAGTTACGAGAAGTATACACTGTTGAATCTGCTATGCGTGTTGTTGGCGACTCTTGGGTTGAAGATAACTTTACTGTTCCCGTAACTATGATTATTCAACGTGGGTTAGAAAAGGTGGCAAAAGATGAGCAACCAACTGAACTTGAGAACAGTTATATGTTGCAGTATCCTAACAATTCGGCTGACACTCCTGTGGTTGACGAACAAGGTGGCTTGGTTCCTGCTGTGGATTTTGACTCTGCGATGCGACTGATAAACCAAGTACTTAACGATAATGAACTAGGTAAATATGATGTTTCAGTTGGCGAGGGACCATTCAACGAAACAATTAGACTTTCCAACTTCTTGGGATTAACTGATTTGGCTAGTCAAGGAGTACCCATACCTCCTAATGTACTCATTGAAATGAGTTTAATCCCAGAAGCTGAGAAGAAGAAGATTGTTGAGCAGACCCAACAGCAAGTACAAGCTGCACAGCAAGCACAGCAACAGGAAATGCAGTTAGAAGTTAAGAAGCACACTGATGAGATGTCAATTAAACAGGCTGAGGTAGCCATTAAAGAGTTTTTAGCCCAAGTCAAGGCGATAGAGGCTAATATTAAAGCTAGTGAAGCTGCAAAAGTAGAGGTGCTAGATAAAAAGGAGAAATAATGTCATATTTGACAAGGTACATGGAAGCAATGGATTATGTGCGTAAAGAGTTCAATCTTCCAGTTTCAGTAAGTATGTATGAAGCAGTAGTAACGTTGCACGAAGCATATATCAAGGAAAAACAATCTCAAAAGGAGAAAGAATCATGCCAGATGTCACAGTTAACGTCACAAGCAGTAGTGACAGCACCAGTGAACCCGAAGTCCAAACCTTTGAAATCGCAGAAGAAACGAAGCAGGTCAGCGAAGAGAAACTAGATACTTCTACTATGTTGCCAGAAGAGAAGGAACTGGCAAAGGAACATGGATTTGAAATAGAGGAGGAAACTGATGGCGAACACGAAGAGCAACCCAAGCCTAAGACCACAGAAGATACTAAAGAAGAAGAAGTCAAAGAAGAAGTAGAGGCTGTAGACACTTTACCTACTTTTGACGAGGTTGAGAATGACGAGTCTTTGGCTGAAAAGTATAACCCAAATGAAAAGGCGTTATATTGGAAGTGGAAGAATGATAAGCGTAAACGGCAAGATGCTCAGAAAGAACGGGACGATTATAAAGCCCAGATAGATTTGAATACAATTAAGGATAATGTTAGTGCTAGAAAACTTAACGAGATTAAGTCGGCACTAGCTAAAGATGATTTAACTGTTGAAATGATACAGTCAATAATTGAGGGTCAGCAAGAGGCTGAAGGCGACAAAACACCCCTGACAATGGGAGATTTGAAGAAGATTGAGCAGGACAAGCAGAATGAGCTTGAAGTTCAAAAGAATAAAGATGTTGAAAGGAATCAGAGAATACTTACTACCGAGAAAATCGGTAAGGCTAAATATAGCAACTTTGATGAACTAGTAATTGCTGCACAGGAAGTCGTTGATGGCGACAAATCTAACACATATGCAGAAGTGTTGGAAACCGCTATGAGTGACCCTGATATGAGTGAGGAAGCTCTTATAGACAGAGTTATTACTATTGCAAAGTTGAATCCTAAGTTTGAGGAATTAACCAAGTCTGTGAAGTCAGAAGATACGAAGAACGTGAATAGAGCTATTAAGAACTCTAATAAGAAGATAAGCAGTGCTGCTGTCGCAACTGGTAGCAGTAAAAGGATGGTAAACGAAGATGAATTAACCCCTGACGATGCCGTACGAATGTCTGTGAGTCAATGGAGTAAGTTAAAACCTGATACGCAGAAACGGTTATTGATGGGGTAACAAAAGGATACAGAAATGGCTTCATTAAATACTGTTTCAATTGATGCTCTTCGACCTGAACTCTGGCAAAAAGTATTATTCAAAGATGTTATGGATAATCTTTACTTCAAGAAGTTTATGGGTGAAGGCGAGAACAACATAGTACAAATAAAGACGGACTTGAAAAAGTCTAAGGGCGATACCATTACGCTGCCTTTAACCACGAAGTTAAGTGGTAATGGCGTTGATGGTGACGCAGAATTAGAAGGTAATGAAGAAGCAATCTTAGCTTATAGCGAACAGGTAGCTATTGACCAGAAGAGATTCGGTGTCAGACTAACTGGTAGACTAGACGAGCAAAAGAATGTTTATGATATGAGAATGGATGCAAAGAATAAGCTTTCTATTAGATTACAAGAGTTTATTGAACAGCAAGTATTCCTTAAATTAGCAGGTGTTACAAATGCAACCTTAACAGATATAGCTGGTAATGTTGTAGGTGCTGATGAGGGATGGTCTAACGCAGCTTTAGCTGATAGCGGAACTGCTTTTGACCAACAGAACACAGATACAGCAGCTGGTTATGGTGCTCGTTTCTTATGTGCTGATTATGCAGCTGGTGGAGCTTCTCTAGCAGCTACTGACCTTATTACTCCTGAGTTAATCTCAAGAGTTAAGATTAAAGCTATGGTTGCAGAACCTAAGATTCAACCGCTTAAAATTGATGGAAAGAACTATTATGTTATGTTTATTCATCCTTACCAAGCGTTTGATTTGAAGAACAATGCAACTTATGCTCAAGCTCAGCGTGAAGCTAATGTTCGTGGCGAATCCAATCCTATTTTCACTGGTGCTTTAGGTGTTTGGGATGGGGTTATTATCCATGAGCATGAATATGTACCTTGGTTAGATGTTAGTGTAGCTGGCGATTCATTTGAAGCTGGTGCATCTAATACTGACTATGCTGTTGACGCATGTCGTGCTGTTCTTTGTGGTCGCCAAGCTGTTGTTTTTGCACAGACTAGCGATTCAATGAGAATGGTTGAGGAAACTTTTGATTATCAGAACAAAGTTGGTTACGCTACTGGCATCATCGGTGGTATCCAGCGAGTTACTTTTAACGCAAAAGCATATGGTGTTGTCCAATTAGATACAGCGATTACATCATTAGTATAAATTAATTGTTTGAAATAAGGAGAAATAGATGGCTGCTATAACAGAAACAACCAGTAATGTAACAGAGTTTTCTGGTAATTATAAGGTTGTTGTGGTAGAGCTAGATGGTGCAACTGAAACAACTGGTACTCTTCGTATTGATGAGTTGGGTACTGTTGTTGCTGCTTTCGGGCAATTAAAGGAAGCTCCAACAGCTGATTGTGCTCACATTAGAGTATCAACTACTGCTACTACATCAACTATACTTAGTGTAATCATGTATGAAGATGACCATGTTACACAATGTACTCAAAACGCTACAGATTCTTATATCTTAGCTATTGGTTACTAATAAGTAAGTTATTGGGGGAGGTTTAAAAGCCTCCTCCATTCATTTTACAGGGAGAGGAAATGAAAGAATTACTTATCGGCTGTGGTAGCCGAACAACTAAAAGCATGTACTTAGCTGGTAAGAAAGAGTTTCAACATCTTACTAGGCTTGATATAAGTAATGACCACAAACCAGATGTTTTGCATGATTTAACGCAACATCCACTTCCGTTCTTTGACAATGAATTTGATGAGATACACGCCTATGAAGTATTAGAGCACTTAGCTTATCAGGGTGATTATAAGTTCTTTTTTAAAGAATTTAGCGAGTATTGGCGTATCTTAAAACCAAAGGGATTGTTTATAGCAACAGTGCCATCTGTTAAGAGTAGGTGGTGTTGGGGTGAACCATCTCATAAAAGAGTTATTATGCGAGAAACACTTACTTTCTTAAGTCAAGATGCTTATAATAATCAAGTGGGTAAAACACCAATGTCAGACTTCCGTAATATATATAAAGCTGATTTTAAACTATATTGGCTTGAAGAGGATGATGATGTAACTAAATTTATACTGGAGGCTATAAAATGAAATTCTTTGGATTAATGCCGTGTCAGAAGGTAATGGAAATCGCAGCTGTGCAGTCATTAATAGGTATGCAAGCTGATATTTATAATAAGGGTGACGGGTTTAAGATTGCTTTTACTAATGGTCATAATCCTGTTTTGTCGAGAGTATCATTATTCAGGCACGCTGCTAAAGAAGAAGGTGTCGACTATGTGTTGTGCATGGATAGCGACCATGTGTATAAAGCCAAACATTTATATGCCTTGGTTGACAAGATGAATGAACATAACCTAGATATGTTATCTGCTGGTTATCTTGTTCGTGGTCCGTTTAAAACATTTGCACATGGCAAGTTTGAAGAAGACGGCACGTTTTCAAAGCTAGAAAAAGATGATTGTAGTGGTATAACAGACTGTGATGTTCTTGGATTTGGTTTCTACTTATTTAGGCATGAGTTTGTTAAGAAGATAGTCGAGAAACACGGTAAAGATTTATTCCATATGGACTATGCAGACAACTCAACAGAAGATGTTTATTTCTGTAGAAAGATGAAAGCAGATGGTCACCGCATATGTTTCGATGCTGATAACATAGTCGGTCACCTCTCAACATGGGTGAATAGATAATGGGACATGTAGAGAAAGTATTAGCTGAAGTAAGATTACCAGATAGGGACCAACATAACTGCCGAGTATTCATTGACCTTGCAGAAAGTGTTCACATTCACTACCGAGAACATAGGTTGGTCTTTGATATAGACGAGTTCTTCGAAGTTGCTAATGCTTTCGCAGAAGGTGCTGAGAAACTTAAACAGCGACTTATAGAGGGTTATCAGCTTGACAATGGTTATCAAACCGAAATCATAGGTGGCAAACAAACCGAAACTATGAATATTCCGAAGCCACATAAGAGCTTGTTTAATAACAGAATGGTCATTGAGAAAAGCAGTCCTAATGTTATTGATGGAATACATATCCATTATAGAGATTATAGACTTGTAATGGACAACAAGGAAACTTTTGATAGGTTCTGCCAATGTGTAAAGAGAGCACAAGAAAATTTGGGTTGATGTATGTACCGATTGAGCAACTTCAAGTAATTTATGCCTATGGTTTAGGTGGGCGTATAGACAAAGAGTTTGCCGAGAATGGTGCTAAGGAATATCTTCATTTGCCGTTAGTAATAGATAAGAATAACTATATTATTGACGGGCATCATAGATATTGGTATTGCAGGAAGAACAACATAAGTAGTGTTAACGTAATTAGATTAGATATGACGTTTGAGGAAAGTAGACCTTGGCGAACTGCTGATGCAAATATTAAACAGTTTTGCCGAGTAACAGGGAATAAAAAGTTATACGAACAATTTAAGGAGTTAACCAAATGCCTAACATAATGTTTGATGAGTCAGATACGGCTTATATTCTAGTTAACGGTCCGTCAATAGAAAGATTTAAAGAATACATAGGTGAGTGTAAGAACGATAATGTTTATTGGTGTGGGATTAACAGGTTTCATTCCATTGAGGACAATATACTTTCAATAATAGATAAGAAGTTTGATATATTGTATTGCGGGTCGTGGAGCAGGTTCAAAGAGTTTATAACAACTGTTGGTAACTTTCAAGGAGTATTAATAACCAATTCTAATAGCTTTGTAAGCACTAGGATAAATTATCATAGCTTAATGGTTTCTGATTGGGGATACGGTTACAACTCACTTGTTGCCTTGATACTAACCCTAGCTGTTAAGAAGATTAAAAAGATATATATATTTGGTGCTGACGGACATGGCAAAGCTGATAACATGTATTACGCACAGGACGCAATTAAGGAAGAAGATTTTGACCAGCGTGAGTTTACCATAAATAGAGATACGCAAGTAATGAACAGGAGTTTCTGGCGACTATACGAAGATATGTTTTTAAAACCGATAGAGATAATTAATGTAAACAGAGGGTCAAGTCTTAAATGTTTTAAACAGATAAATTATGATGAATTTATAAGGGAAAGGGAACATGGACTT